ATAATCCTTACATCAAAAAAATCCCCATCAAAATAAAAATCTTTTGATAATTTTATACCTTCCCAATCTTCAGGCAGGTAATACTTATCTTCCTTTAATTCTTTATAACGTGCCGACTCCGCGTTCAGGCTGCTAATGCGATGTTTTAGCAGATGAATGTGCGAGGCTATGTCGGTGTCAACAAGAAAGTGAACCACACCTTTCTCAAAAGGCGTTTCATGGCCTTCACTCCACAGCATATTAATTAGTTTACCGATTCTATTACGCTTGTTCTCGGTCAGGTTGCGAGAGGTGCTTGTCCAAGCAGAGCAAGCTATCACCTCATCGGAACCATAATGACCAATTAATTCAACTTTATTCTTCATTTTCAATTCTTTGGGTTATCCTAACAATTTCCTTTACCAAATAACTATCCTCACAAGGATGGCTTCCTGTCAACTCTACGATCTTTAAATAGTCAGACATTAAAGCGTCTAAATTTTTTTGATCTTGAGTTTTGTTTTTTCCACACTTGCATTTACGGCAGCAGACCATTGTTAACCCCTTATAGTTCGAAATCTAAATCCATATCATCTAAATCGTTTGTACTAGCTCCAATCTTGTAACTAGTAATTTCATGCTCTTGTGGCGCAACTTGAACAGAGTCGGACTTCATCCAGCTTTCTGTCCATCCCGCGATAGGATTCTTGCCTACGTTTTCGTAAGGAAGTCCAATCGTTTTTCTGCGGGACATGCATAGCCAATCAATGTATTGATGCAGAACAGTCTCATTAAGGCCAATGATAGAGCCGTCTTTGAATAAGTATGACGCCCACTCTTTTTCTTCGGTCGCGGCGCTCTCGAACATTTCGATAGCGGCATCCTGACACTGTTCTGCGGTTTTTGTAAAACCTTCTGATTCTTCTGTATTGAGAATCTTTAAAATCTCTTGTGTATTTGTAAGGTGTAATGCTTCGTCTCGCTTGATTAGCTTGATGATGTCTGCATTGCCTACCATTTTCTTGTTTTCTGCGAATGCGAAGCTGCAAATAAAACTCACATAAAATCTGATAGCTTCCAGAATATTGATAGATATGACAGTCATGTAAATCTGCTTTTTCAATTCCGCTTTTGATGATGTGGAACAGGCCATGCCCATCAAATTATTATAGTCTTCAATTGCTGACTTTGCACGCTTCATAATTTCTTTATCGTCATAAATTCCATCAAATACTTCTCTACTATCTGCATACACATTCTGAATGATATAGCTATAGCTTTGAGAGTGGATTTTCTCAAAAAATTGCCATGTCATCAGGCACGCTTCCAACTCAGAGTTGGTAACGAATTCTAGCAGCGTAGGAACACCTCGACAAATTACGCTGTCCAACATTGTTTGGTACTTGAGGTTTGAGGTGAAGATAAACTTCTCATTATCAGTCAGAGTGGCGAAATCATTGCGATCTTTCTTTAGTTCGATTTCTTCAGGCCGCCAGAAGTTTTCCATCTGTTTGCTGTCTAGCTTTTTAAAGATGGGATACTTTAATTGGTCATATCGCTGCACTCCTAGATCCTTGCCTAAAAATAAAGGCTGAGTCATCGGATCTACATTCTTCATATTAAAAATCGTTTTCATTATCTTACCTTTACATCCCAAGTTACTTTATCAATATTTGTTACGTCTGTTAAATTAACACCTCTTGGCGAGTGAACATTGTCAACCACCAAAACTCTAGATCCGTATGCGCTCACATCTTTAACGATTGTGGGAACAACATCCTGTTTCCAATCGTATCTCAAATCTCGAACTACAAAGTTCCCATTTTGAGTTCCTGTCCTAGATCCATCCCCTCTAATTTCATATACAACGGGCATTTGTGTCATGTAGCAGTTTTTCATAGTAACAATCCCGCCGCCCAAGACATTCACAACTCTGGGACATCTATAAAACATAGAGTTTTCTATTAGGTAGTTCACATTTTGAGAGGTTGTAAGTTCGATAGGATTCTCACATTTATTAAATGTACAATCCCTAAACGATGAGTCGGCGGCGTTTCCATTGTAAGACTCGTCGCCAAACTTAACTCCAGACTTGTAGAAAGAGCATCGTTCAAATGTACACAACCCAGTCCCCAATCCACGAATAGGCATGATATGTATATCGCCACCTACGAATTGAATATCCTTAAAGACGCCGTGTCGAATCGACCCCTTAAACATAGGCTGATCTTTTGGACCCATCCAGATTAACCGTGTCACTTTATTGTCAGTTGGATGGGATTTGGGGTAGTATGCTTGACCAGCACCCTCCATTAACAAACCAACCTGTTTGATCTCGTTAATGGTTTCATAGACCGGATAATCTCCAGTGGGATATTTATAGCTAATCGCCATTTATAGGTCTCCATTCTAGAAAGTGAATAACTAGTCCGCCAAAAATAAATCCAAAAAGAAAAACCATAAGTGGATGAGCATCAAAAGCCCACTCGTTAATAATGTTGCTTATAGTGCTTTCTGGACCGTTCTTAAAATAAGTAATAAAATCGTAAAGGACAATTACAATAGCCATTATACCAATAAAAATAGCTGTTCTAACTTTCGCCTTCTTCATTAGATCGCACATGCGCCTCCAGCGCACCCTCCGTCATCCATATCTGTATCTCCACCAAAAGCTCCGTCGCCATCTGGTGTATTTGCATAGTATAAATTCTTTAGTCCATATTTATAAGCATAAACCTGATCTTTGATAATTGCACTAAGAGGAATATTGCCACCCTCAAAATGCTCATAATTATAATAAAGATTTGTACTCATGCTCATGTCAACAAACTTTTGAATCACCGCAGCTATATTCATTATAGCCTTATTGTCGGTCATTTCCCACGCCATTGTGTAGAAATTTTTTCTAGTTTTATAGTTTGGAACAAGTTGTTTCAAAACTCCATTCTTAGCCTTTTTATAAATCAGCATAGATCTTACAGGCTCAATGCCATTTGTAGAGTTCTGAATGACGCTAGAGGATTCACAAGGCATGATAGCAGATAGCGTGCTATGACGCATACCATACTTCTGCACACGCTTTCTGAGCGCCTCCCAGTCCATATTGTATACAGGTTTGATAATATCGTCAACAGTCTTTTTATACCAATCTACAGGCAGTAAACCTTTGAAGTATTTAGTTTCACCAAATCCATCGCACGCACCCTTTTCTTTGGCTAAGTCAACGCTCGCATTAATTAAGTTCCATTGAATTTGCTCCATAACCTCATGCACCAAATTAAGAGCTTCGGGATCTTCATACTTTAGTTTATTCTTTGCTAAGAATCCAGCAAGGTTTGTGATGCCAATACCTAAAGATCTGCGATACTTGGTAAAAGTTTCTCCTGCCACTACAGGGTATTCCTGATAATCAATAACAGAATCTAAGGTTCGCACAGCAATCTGACAAGCTTTTGCGATTTCGCGCTCGTTGCCAAGCTCTAGCAAGTTTAATGCAGATAAAATGCAAATTCCGATTTGGCCAGTTTCGTCATTAACGTCTTTGATGGGCACTGTGGGATGAATAATTTCTTGGCATAAGTTTGACATATAGCACGGAACGTCCCATGAACCATGCTCGTTTGCGGAATCAATATTCATACTATAAATACGCCCAGTTTCTAGCCGCTCTCTTGCATAAATTTCTGCCAACTTTCTTGCGGGAACTTTCTTCTTAAACTTTAGAGATCTTGAATTCTCATACTTTAAGTAAAGCTCTTCAAACTTTTCGTTATCTCCAAACGATTCATAAAGCCCCACAGCTTCGTGTGGCGAGAAAAGTGTTACATCTTCATTTGCAATCAAGCGATCATAGAATAACTTACAGAACTGCACAGAGTAATCCAGCTTACGAACGCGGTTATCATCGGTTCCTGCATTGTTCTTCAGCACTATTACATCTTCTACTTCGTAGTGCCAGAATGGTATGTGTACCGTAGCAGAACCGCCACGAATGCCATTCTGAGTAGTGGACTTTACAGAAGACTCAAAACATTTAAGATATGGAATGAGACCAGTGTGAATTACCTCGCCACCCCTAATGGGGGAGTTGATGGGCCTTATACGTCCAACATTTAATCCAATACCTGCTCTATTTGCTGTGTACTTACCTACGGCATGTACTGATGAAAAGATACCATCTAAATCATCATCTACATCCACAAGTACGCAACTTGCAAACTGACGCTTCACTGTGCGGACCCCACACATAATTGGTGTCGGCAGGTTGATTTTGAATTTTGAGTAGTATTCATAAGCGGATTTCACATCAGCAATATTGTCAAAAAGACACATAGCAATCAACATATATGCAAACTGTGGAGTTTCGTGTATCTCTCCAGTTTCTCTATTTTTAATGAGATACTTGTCGATCATCTGCTGCAATCCAGCATAAGTAAACTCGTCGTCTCGCTTGTGGTTGATACATCCCTCAAGATGTGCAATATCTTCTGCTGACCACTTCTCTAGAATTTTAGGGTCATAGTGTCCATTGTCTATATTGCGTTCAATTAAATGGCCAAATAAAATGGGATGCTCTCCAGAACCCCACACCTCTTTTCGCAATTGCATATTCAATAGTCTGGCTGCTACGTACTGGTAATTAGGTTCCGTAGTTGAAATTAGATCGTTTGCTGACTTGATTAAGATCTGATGAATCTCTCTTGTGGAAATGCCATCGTAAATAGAAAGATTAGCATTCATTTCAATATCGGAAAAGGAAACACCATTAATCCCCTCCGTAGCCCATTCAACAACTTTGTGTATTTTCTCAACAGAAAAATCTTCTTTGTTTCCGTTGGCTTTAGTAACTTGCATTTTAACCTCGTTTCAATAAGTTTATCGACGTAGAGTATTATACACCATTGGGACAAAAATTTCACTTCAAAAATAAAAAAAACCTGCCGCTTTTCTAAAAAAAACGACAGGGTTAAATCGGAATAATTAAGGGTGTAATTATTTATCTAATTTAGAAATTATGACATCGAATTTTGTATTAATTGCGCTGTGCATATTCTTGGTATCGTTGATTAGCATTCTGCATTCAGTCATACTTTCGCCGATCTCATCTACCTTTTCTTCTACACTTGCCACACGTCTATCTAATACTTTTAATCTTTGGTTTAAAGAGTCGTTTACTTTTTGTTCTAACACGATAATTTGCTTCCCTTGCTGCACCAGAGTATAAACTACCCAAGTAAATACAGGGACAGCAACCATGCCGATTACTTCGGTTATGTTTCTGATAAGATCCCATGCTTCGTTCATTTATACCTCGCTTGACATGAAAAAGTAAAAAGAAAAGAAAAGGGGTTAGAAAGTTCTTTAGAAGCACACAAGACAATTTTCACAAGGAGAACTTGTAACCAACTAACCCCTTAATTTACTTAACCAGTAATTGGTTTATAGTCGAAGTAGTCACCGCCTGTAGCGGGATCAAGATCAACGAAGTCAACCTTCATAACCAGTTGACCCGGAACTGCCAAAGTTGGCGTGGCAGCGCGGTCAAGAGCTTTATCAGCAGCGTCACCGTCTGTCAAGTCAAACATGTTGGTTCCAGTCAAGGTTGCTGGGGCTTCAATCGCATCTCCATCAGCATTGGTGAACAAAGCAGCAGAACGCACTGCAAACTTCGTGTCAGCGTGTGAGCTGTAGCCAGTGTAAGAGTAGCGACCATTTCTGAATCGCGAAGCAATTGTGGCTCCAAAATCGTGCTGGAAGTCCATAATAGATTTGCGACCTTCTGAGTAAGCGGCTGGGCTTAAAACGGCATTGGAAGCAACTCCAGAGAGAGTGCCACTAATAGTTCTAATCACATATTTGCCAGCTTCAAAGTAGGCGAAAGTGCCAGAACTTAGCGCTTTTTGGGTTCCATAAAGTCCGTTGCTTAAAATAACGGGAAATGGAACTCTAGTTTCTGCATCAACAGCATCTTTAAGTAAAAATGCTTTGGTAATTACAGAACCAGTGGTTCCGTTTCCAAGAAGAGTACCGCCTTGATTTTGTGCAACAAAGGCGCCACCAGTTGTGTTTACAACCGCAGGTGCGGAAGGTGAAGGAACAGGCATGAGAAAATCTCCTATCAAAATATAGTAAAACAAGTAAATACAGATTTTCCACGTCCAAAATATATCCATTTCCTTATTAATATATACACAAAAATTAGTCAATTTCTTATATCAAAAACAAAAAAACCAGAGCGCTCCTTTGTAGACGCTCTGGCTATTGTATTGGCGGGATGTGCTACTTAACCTCCCAACACGCGGGATGTGAGGACTAACCTCCCTCACCAATTTTTACGAAAGACTTTCTTGGCAGTCTTTGATAGCAGATTTTAATCTTCTTCTAGCAGTTTCTCTACTGTATCCGTTTACCCTGCCAATTTCTGCCATAGTCATGTTCTTATAAAATCTCTGCTCTAAAATCTCAACAGTTTCTTGATCCAACCCTGTCACAATATCAATTACATCTATCTTGGATTCGTAATTGTTGTCAATCTTTTCAAAATTATCACATTGATATTCTGCACGCTTCTTTTTCAGCTTGCTTTTCATAGCGTAAGATAAATGCTGATAAAGATAAGAAGTAAATTTACTCTTTGCTGGATCATGCTTATCTATACATTTCCATAAAACGTCCATTTTGATTGATTCAATATCGTCTAAGTCTATATTACGGCTGTATCTATTAGACACTTTATTCATAATATTTTGTACGTCAGAATCATTCCACAAGTCTTCAAATTTTTGGTTGATGTTATCCATCGTCACCCCTCAAAATAATACCGCCTAAAAGTTTTTTAAGCTCTAAAAGTTCATTCAAACCATCTAAATACTTTTTATCAAGATCGTTTGACACAATATAATCAACGTTTCCACTAGGAGAAACGAAAATCGACCAATATTTCTTGCTGGCAATCTGCTGTTTTACTAAATCTACCGTGACTTGAACATCTTCATTTAACACTTCTTGCGGAGTGTAGTCACATATTGTTTTTTCTATGTCTTTTCTTACGTTTTTAAAATCAAAAGTAATTGGGATACCAATAAAAAACGTGTACCTGCCCAAAATTCTTAAAGCCTCTACACCTTCGCATCGCTTTAGTTTGTTTCTAACTGACTTAGTTATATCAAAATTAGTAGTTGCTATCCAACAATCCCAACGATTACTAGGTTTAAACATGGATTCCATTGGATACATACCAACCGGCGTGTGCAACAAACCAAATGACGATTTGTCAAAAATAGGAATCATTGGTGAACCTCCGGAATCTCCGATCCCAGCTTCTCCAAGAAGTTCATTTTCTAACTCTTTTAACTCTGCCTCTAAATTGTAAACGTATTCTTCCTCTTGAGCATTCCAACTTTTCCATATAATTCTTTTACGAGACATCGGAAACTCCTATAAATGAAAAACTTGATCCGGCTGCACAACTACTTCATCTTCTTCTGGAGATACTTCCTTTTGATTATCTATAACAAAAGAACTTATCAAATTAATTATATGTAAATAGTTTTGCTCGTTACCATTCAATACGCATTCTTGCTTGATTTCAGACAGTATTGCGTCTGGTAATTCATCAAACATTAATTGATAAAAAATTGAGGCAACAGATGCTAATCCATCAGTTGTGTTGTCCCAATCGCAATTATACTCTACCAAACCCTGCTTGTCAACAGATATTGTTAACTTTGCAGCAAACTCTTGGTTAATATGTGATTGATCTTGGGAATTTTCTGATTGCTGGTTCATATTTTCTTTCTATATTTATTTCATCGCTATTCACAGTTCTGCCTTCTTTAATAATAACCGAATCGGCAGGAACAGTGACCACATAAACAACTTCTGATTCTGTGCTGCCCTCCTGATGTATAAAATCGGCTAAATTAATTTTAAAATACCTTGGGTCTATATTAGTATGTTTAACAATTAAATCATTAATAGTACCATCTATACTCTTGGTGGATATATACTTAGATATAAAATTATAATCATCATCAACTATATATCTAATATTACTAGGCCCACAGTATTGATAATTGGAGATAACTTCAATTATAATTATACTAACTTTTGTTTTCATCTTCTTGCACTTGATCCGCCTGTTTAATCCGTTCGTCGCTGTCCATTTGTCCTTTTAGTCTATTTAGCATATCCAGCTTAGCATGAGCTATCGCGTAATACTGGACCCACTCTTCCATGTTCTTCAAAGAGTGGTTATCGGTAGGGTTTGATAAAATACAATTAACTTCCCAAGTAGCCTTGTTCATGTCTGCCTGAATCTTTGTCCTCAAAACATTTACAATATCCATCTATTTCTCCTGATTAACTAAACACCATGCCAAGCCTCGAAAATAAGCGCTGAGCTGCCCTTTCTCAATTTCGGAAAGTTGGTGATTTTGAGTTCCTAAAACATCTATAAATAATCCCGTTATACCTGCGGCATATCCTTCGTATTTTCCTCTCATAGAGCTTCCAAAAATATTTCTGGCGGCTTCAGTATATACATCGTTAATTTGTTGAGAGTCTGCATCATAATCCAACACGCGGTTGGCAAATATGTCATTAAAAATTGCAAGTCTGACTCTATCCATATCATCGGTAACCAGCTTGGCTACACTTGAGACTTTTTCAATTACTTGTTGATTTGGTTCAGCGATCTGTATTACGGCAGGTTTTTCTGGCTTAACCAAAATATCAGGAATCCGTTCCTGAATTTGTGGCAAAAATAAACCAACCAACACAAAAGCTAACCCTACGAGGGCGCGTTTCATTAAAACTCCTCTTCTTCAGAATCGTCGGTTCGCACTTTAATTAATAATGGAAACACCTCGTCAAGCTTGGCAGATGCCTCTTCTAGCCCCATGTATTCACAAGCGTCGGCTAGGCATTCCCACTTACATACTAAATTAGTTAGATCGTGTTCATGGCAATCGTGTAAATCCAAATCATCATTATCCACTACGACCTTGTTTCTACCTGATTGCCAATTATCAATCTGAGTTTTAACCCAAGGCAAGGCAGCGGAGCCAGCAATGCCGACACCGATAATAATAAAAATCCACTGAGGCAAACTTAAAGAATTCAAAATTTCCATCTATAGTTCCTATGCTTCTGTTTTATCTTCGATTTTAGTTTCACGAATTGTGTCACCAATAACCCAAGCCACCACAATAGTGACTACGCCAAGGATCTGATCTTCGTTCAGATTAATACCCAAAGTTTCTCCCGCTACAACAGCACAAAGACCGATAGCAGAAACCCAAAAACGTCGGGACGTTAGTAAAGATTTTAATTTCATTTAAAATTCTCCAATAAAAAGTAAAAATATAACAAGGGAAGCAGATTTTAAACTCCGTACACGACGGAATTACCTCTTTACCTCCCTCATCACGTATTAAACATACGCCTACGTTTGGCGCAGTTGCATCCAATCTTGTTACATCCGCATGGACATAAATCTTCTATAATAATATCTGGTTCGTTCATAGACACTCCGTGATAGGGACACGGTGTGACATGGCCGTCGCCGTTTCTGATCTGACCAGTTCCTTGACATGGACACTTTTCGGGATCAGGATCGGGCACTAAATTATCGTCAGGAGTTACGTCAGGAGGAACGATGAATATGTCTTTTTCCGCTTCAACGAAACCTTCTGTGGTTTCTATAATTATAGCCTGTATCTCTTCATCTTGCAACCCGAATCCGCGAAATTCTTCGATATTTGTAACATAAATAAATCCTGCAATGGCTACAGCGCCTATGGCGGCTCTTTGTGGTAAACTCATTTAAAACACCTCGTCGATTGTATATTTAATATCTCTAGGAGGAAACCCGTCTACATCGCTGTAAACCCATGCGCCGCCTCCAGACAACATGCCTCTGGCATCCTGCTCTCTAATCCAAAAACTTCCATCCGGCTGTCCATGAACTTTTGGTCCTGCGTTCCACATTCCCCAACTATTTTGTACTAAAAATAGTGTTTCGTTTAAGCGTTCGCGTGTATCGTCGCAAGCGATCCACGCCATAGCATGGCTCCAACCGCTACCGCGTTTAGCGATACCGTTAGCATCTCTTCTGGACGAAAATCCATATCCAGAACAGACGGAAAGTGCATAGCCATTAGCCAAAGCATCTCTAGCTTCTTCTACAGTTCTAACATTAGACACTGTTTTTACTTGATGTTTTTTAGCTTCTGTTTTGTAAATACTATCAGGAATTCTATGGTTAGCTCCTAAACCAGAATTGTAAACGCTAAGATCAACATCGCCATAATCTTTCCTTACTAAAATCCCACCATTTTCATATACATACCTTGTAGCTCCAGAGCATGTCATGCCTTGCTGTCTATGACCTCGTGATTGATATATAGCTTCGGTAGCACCACGAGCAAGCCAGTCTTCGTTTTCACCGTTTTTAATTTCTACAGCTCTTGTAACATCAATAGCGTTTCTTGTAGAATGACTAACACAATCTCCAGTAGTCTGCCTTTCTGCGGGACCAAAACCCGGATCAAATTCCATAAGGCACTTAAACGGCAGGCTCAACTTTCCTTCTCCACTGCCGAATAAGTCATAAGCGGCAGCTCCGAATACAGGCATAGGAAGTTCGCCTAGTAGTTTTTTTACATCTAGTTCGTCGCAAATTGCGCCAGTAAAACCTTTTTTGTAATAGTTAAGAATGGATCTTGGTGTCTTAAAATTAGAGTCCATTTAATAGCTCCTTAGCTGAATTTTCCCAAGTAAATTTATTTGCAGTTTCTATACCTGCACGATTTAGAGAGCACAAATCACGCATATGTTTGTCCCAACCATTTAAGTATTGCTGTTTAGCACCATGCACATTTCTCATATGTTCGATAAGCTGAGATTTGGCAGAATCGTTAAAACTCGCCCACTCCCCGTGACCTCCTGTAAAAAATACACCATCGTGCGCTGGTTCAAGACTGTCAATATCAATTAGGAAAGAGTTATCTTTATTGCAAAATTCTGTGTGCGCTGAATAATTCGTTGCTATTACGTCTTTACCGCAAGCCATCATTTCTAGCAATTCAAGATTCCACCCTTCTGCCCTAGCTGGGAATACTCCACAGTCTGTTTGTTTCATGATATTATACACATCTTCGTGGGTCTTTTGTCTTGGAATCATCCTAATCTTGCCTCCAAGCGGGGAATTCTTGTATAGTTTTTCCCAACCCTGATTATGCTCTCCAATAAATGGATTATGACACATCATCCATAATTCTACATTATCGTCACTCTTAAATGCTCGATTAAAGCATTCTAGCAGAATGTCGTGACCCTTGCGCTTTTCCCATTTACCACAATTAAAAAAGATTGTTTTTCCCTTTCTTGACACTTGAGGTTTAAAAATTTCGGTATCTACACCAAGAGGCACAACGTGAACCCTATCTTCAAAAAGATCGTGACCAACAGGCGTAGGGTACACCTCAGTTAGCACAACGTCCTTTGCCCACTGAGAGCAAACAAACAATTCATCGCAAGCCATTAGATGATGCTTTTCTAAATCAGTAAACCTATCCAACTCAAAAATAGGAAAACCAATAAACTTTCCCGATCCAATACGCTCTGCCATTTGATTCTGATGCCAGATCTTGACACAGGTAGCTTTAGGATCAAAGTTCTTAGCAGTCTCTAAACCTTTTTTGACTGCATCTATATCGTCTTGCCTGCTTGCGTGAGGTTGTCCAATCACATGTAATGCAACTTCTGTATGCTTCTGTAGCGATTTCAGTATATTTAATCCTGTTACTCCATAACCTAAGTCATTAATAGGCGTCATTAAATTCAGCATTTATTTTACCATTTCTTACAAGACCAGTACCTAGCTTTCCATCGTGGACCCGGAGTGTCGCACTTATGTCTAGCGCGAAAAGACCTACGTCTCGCTGGATCATCACGTTTTATTTCCATATTAGGATCGCCAAAGTTTACTTTTACAACGTTGCCCTTGTCGTTCTTTACATAAACAGAAAACTTTTTTGGCCCTTTGGGAGTTCTGAATGGCTTGCCTAGCTTTACTTTACGACCTTGATACTCTGCTGCTTTACCTTTGTATATCAGTACAACACCATCTTTTTCGTAATGATCCATCTGCATATAGGTATAAATTTCTCCCGTTTTGGGGTTTTCATATTTATAAGCGGCTTCAGCTACTTCTGCCTTGGACTTCTTTGGATGACCCTTTGGAAGCAGGTCGTTGTCTGTAGTGTATTTTGGATTCGAGGGCTTTCCTGTTCTTAGCAAATGTAAAAACGCATTCACTCTAGCAATGGCCCATCCATGACGACTCATCTTAGGAGCGTGGCTAGTTGAGTAAGCGCCCGCACCGCGACGATATACAGCTTTTAGCATTCCCAGAGTAGCTTTAGAGCCTTTGCCTTTGGCATTATGCTCCTTTGCCTTTTTAGAAAGCTGGGCAGTTACTTCCTTGCTGAAGGTAATTTTGCCGCTAGGATTTTTTGCGCTGTCAGGCTTGTTCTTTTTAGAGCCTTTCTTTTGATCTTTCTTTGGGGCGGGAGTTCTACGTGGATCATCTTTCGAGGGCTTGTCTGATTGTGCCTTTTTAATTTCTTCTTGACTCGGACGACCTTCTTTTTCGGTCTTGGCGGGTTTATAATTCTTTCCCTGTCGTTGTTTTTTTCTACGGATGTTTTCCCATAATCCGGGCTTCGCCACCGAAACGTCCCACTCTTCAACCTCTTCGCACCAATCAACTTCATTAACATATTCAGCTTCAGAGGGGATGTAGAAATTTTCTTCATTTAGCTCTTCTTCGTTGCCATAAGTTTCAAAATTGTACAGCATGTCTGCGGCAGTAATTAAACTAGCTCCAGACTTAGACATACATACAGCAATTCTTTGGGCTTTGTCTGGATATTCTTTTTGAACTTTTTCATCAGACATACATCTAGATACAAAACTTTCTCTAGATTCATCTTTGTTACGTTCTGGAAGAGGCATAATTATCTCCTGTAGTAAGGTATGCAGTTGTTGTAATAGTAGTAGTATCCGGGATTGTAATAATATCCACCGCTAAATCCAATAATAACATTGCGTCTTGGGGTTACGACCGCTCCCGGCGTGTAGCTCCAAATACCTTGACCTCTATAAATTGTAGTTGGAGGATAGTAAGTTACTGTGCCCCAGTAGTCATGGTAATGAGCAGCGGAGTGTGGATGTTGATGCCAAACACCATTATGTTGATGTGCATGATTGTATTGAGCTTGTAGCGTTAATCCGCAAAAAAGAACCATACATACAGCCAAAGCAAAAGTTTTCATATCGTTTCCTTTTCAAAAGAATATAAATTTGGAAATAGTTTATACCTCAAATCTTCCCACAAAGCACCAGCAATTACCATACTAGCTTCATTATCGCTAGGATAATGCACACCTTGCAAACAACGAGCATATCCAACAATACCAACCTGACGAAAGAAATCGCTGGAGAATTTAGGGTGCAAATCTGCAAGTAGATAAGCAGCGAAAGCAGCGTAAGCAGTGTGGCCAGAAGGATACGCGGGTGTGTGGTGGGTTTTTGTTTCGATAACATTGACATCCATTCCATAAATAGGGGCCAATTGTTCGGGTCTTGGGCGATTATATTGATATTTGAGGTTCATAATCACTGGCCGAGTTATGTTGTACAGCTTATTAAAATCAGACTGATTAAAATCTAGATTATACTTTTGGATGATTGGCCTAAACAAATCTAGCGATTCATTGTCAACTAATTCAACAAGCCTTCTTTGTTGAGGTGTTAGAGTTTTTGTTAAATTTGCCAGATATTTTAACTCCTTCCTAGTTCTTTCTGAACTATTCAAAGGAGGTTCGGGCAAGACATTCTTCCACCCTATTGTAATATCTTCGCTGACTTCCAGAACTTTTATATCGTCAGTATAGGCAATCTTGTCAATCTTGTTTGAGAACTGTTTTATTATTTGATTAGTGTCCACATTTTCCCCCAAAGGTTATATGGTTTATATACACATTTTACATGTTTGCCATACAATCTTTAAGCAGTTCTTTAGAATCTGTGTAATATTTCCTGTTGATTGTTTTATATATCAGATTCCTGCCCTCGGTAGCACTCAGTCCAAGATTTTTTAAACCAGTTAAGGCGTGCATTTTTACTTTGTCGGGAGTTTTAAGAGGAGATTTAGAACTTTTTTTCTGACTTGGCGTTGTACGACTTGGCGTTGTACGACTTGACATTTTATTATAGGATTTACGTTCCACGTATACCGTTGTTGGAACCTCTACTTTAACAATCTTTTCAACGGTAACATATTTTGTTTTACTATAAAAAGCCTGCACAAGATTAGATAAAATCATTATTGTAATCGGAAGTGATAGAAGAAAGAATAGTAGTGCGCCGATGGTGTCATCTGAATATCCAATATTTGTCATGTTTTTTATCCTGAAAGTAAAAATATAAATTGGCTGGATGCAAAAGTTAACCTCCCTCGCCAATTCAATTATACTTTATCATTTCTGATTGTCAAACCTTTATTTTTAATTTTTCGTATTTCTTCTTCCATTTTGAAGGTACTGGAATTCAGCTTTTTTTCCTCAATGGATCTAGACTTTTTTCGCAATGCTTTTTTTCGCTTTGCCGTATTTCTGGCTTTCTTCTTCTTTTCAGATCGTTTGATCTGAGATTTGGTTTTCATGCTTTTAGGTTTGCTCATTTGTCACTCTTTTTACTAGGGCTTGGACATTTTTCTAGCTTTTTTAAAAGTTTCTGCTTGTTTCTATGCAGCTTCTTTTTACGTTTTGTAATTTCTTTAATCTCAGATGTGGTAAGCTCTGGATTATATGACCGCTCTTGAAGTACGAAGATTCTTTCTTCTATATCTTCAATACTACTTAATATTTTTTCTTTGTTTTTCATGATTAAAAATAAAAGGCTGGCGGGATGTACCGACTAACCTCCCGACAAGCGGGACGCAGGGGATAACCTCCCTCACCAGCCTTTGGCTAAATTTCTAGAAACTTTGCGACTCTTCAGAACGTCCGGGCTTCATTAGCTTGGAAAACTTGCGAGGGCTAACCGTGTAGTTGGTTCGCTTTCCTCCATTGGAATCTTCCCAGTTTCTTTGTTCAAGAGATCCATCAACATGAACTGGGTCTCCCTTACCAAGACCAACAGCTTGTGCATACTTAGTGTGTCCCGGACCCCATAGATCAACATCCATGTATACAGTTTTTTCCTTTCCGTTGCCATAGTTTTCATTTACAGCCATGCGAAAGCTAACCAGCTCGCGATCTTGCCCGCCAGCGCTGATTGTTTTATACTCTGGATCACGAGTCAAGTTTCCAGTTAACGTAATTCTATTGTTGTACGACATATTTAAACTCCCTAAAATTAGTTTCCACGACGATTCAATGCTTTGCGAGCCAAAACGCGGGCGCGATCAACGCCATGAGTCCGCAGCAAGTTGCGCACAACACCGCCCGAAGGAGTGTTGGCAAAGCTCGCATAAAACTGTCTACCACTAGTGTTACCACTTGCAAAACTACGCACAGCATTAACGTTTGAACGATTAGTCAACACCATGTTCCAATCTGTTGTTCCAGTCATCTAGACCTTCTCCTTTAATAAAACACCAATTAATTTATGTGGACAACTATACAAGTTATCGCACAATTCCGATTTATGTGATGGACCCATATACAGTATATGAGTACCTGACATTTTATAATTCTTACGGCTATTCTTGATTAATCTTGAGCAGCGTATGAAATCTGCGCCAACATCTTCAACAACAAATTTGCCATATGACCCCATGTAAACTTTTTCCCAAGTTGCTGGGTTTTCCCAGTAAGGACCATTTCCGCTTACTGACTTAATGACATCGCCTTTGTTCAACGATCTCCAATTCTCAATAACTTTGTTTCTATTTTTTCTTTCGTAAAAAACATGACCACACACGCATGTGGCTTTTCTTGCGTGACACTTATCACTGCAAGCTGGACAAGTTTTAAATGGTTTCCGTTTCATAGTCGCTCCCTAAAAGTTTTAACTTGTTCAGTACATTATAGTATCGGCAAATAGATTTGTCAACTTTAATTTATTTTTTTTCTCAAAAAAGAGTAAGAAAACGTCGGTAGTTAATAATATCTACCGACGAATCCTTGCCTTTAAGAATTAGTTGCAGCAGCAACCGCCAAAAACTCTACCAAAAAATCGTCTGACAGGACGTTT